TGGGTTTGCCCGTCAGATGGCAACACTGGTTGACTTTGCCACAGAGAAAGAAGCAAAGCAACTTAAGATCGACCTTAATGCGTATATTCGCGACGGTGATGAAGTGGTTGCGGAGGAGTTTGCCAACTATCAGTTAGTTCGTTTATGGTGCTTGGTTGAGAACATTAAGACTGAGTACATGAAACTCATGCGGGATAATTTCAATGTTGATTGCTTCTTAGGTAATGAATACGTAGAGGGGGAGGGATATGTAATGCATTCTAAGTATGGGCATTACAAGTTGGTTAATCGTCAGCAGTTCAGTTATTATAACTTCAACGTTGCCCGTTAGTTCGTGAATCAGCAGTTATATGGGGGTTGATGCCCCCGTATATAAAAACCGATGGAGTCCCTAAGCTATAAACGACCCAATTCGACCTTTAAATATACAAGACTATAAATTTTTTTTTCGCTATATAAAATCAAGTGTGAAGGTTCACTGAATGAAAAAAAATTTCGAAAATATTTTTTCGACCATAGAGATCGATCCAGTTACTGATAAGTATCATATTACAATCCCAGAGGAAATTATCAATGAATTTGATTGGTATGAAGACCTTGAATTAAAATGGAATGTAGATAATGGTGATATTTTTATCACAGAGAAAGATGCAGAATAAGACTTATTGACATTCGCTATATAATAATGTATGATATGAATGTAATTACAAAACATTATGGCTAAAGGATTTACAGTAAAAGCAAACCCTCCTGCAAAGAAAAGCGAAAAGAAATTAGAGTGGGATTATGATAAAGCAAAAGAATTATTAAAAGGTAAATCAGTTGTATTTTGTTTACCTGGTCGAGGAGTCTCATATACTTACTTAAAATCATTTGTTCAACTTTGTTTTGATCTTGTACAATGTGGAGCAAGTATACAAATCAGTCAAGATTATTCATCTATGGTTAATTTTGCCCGTTGTAAATGTCTTGGAGCAAATGTACTTAGAGGTCCTGATCAACTTCCTTGGGATGGTAAATTAAACTATGACTATCAATTATGGATTGACTCTGATATTGTATTCAATTCAGAAAAGTTTTTTCAATTAGTATTAATGGATAAAGATATCGCAGGTGGGTGGTATTGCACCGAAGATGGTAGAACCACATCTGTAGCACATTGGTTGGATGAGGATGATTTTCGAACCAATGGTGGTGTGATGAATCACGAAACTCTCGAAAGTATATCCAAGAGAAAGAAACCATTTACAGTTGATTATACAGGTTTCGGTTGGCTCCTTATCAAGAAAGGTGTATTTGAACATGAAGACATGAAGTATCCTTGGTTTGCTCCAAAGATGCAGGTATTTGAATCTGGAGAAGTGCAGGATATGTGTGGAGAGGATGTCTCATTCTGTTTAGATGCAAAGGAAGCAGGATTTGAAATCTGGTGTGACCCTCGTATTCGTGTTGGTCATGAGAAGACAAGAGTAATCTAATGGCAGATCTTTATGACATCTATATTAAAGACGAACTTAAGTTCTCTGATCTAACAGAGCATGAATATATGAACATGATGGAGGACTTAGCAATTGAATTTTATCAGACAGGTGCACCAAATCCTTCTGATATACGTACTGTAAGTAAAAAAGGAAATTAAATTATGTCAAAAATTAAGAGTAGTATCTCAGGAACCTTATTTGTAAATTCGGTGCCGAAAAAATCTCGACAAGGAAACGGAAAACACTCGAAATACTCTGCTACCTCGCGTAACTCGTCTCGTAAAAGATATCGAGGTCAGGGCAAATGAAGTGTTGGCACTGCAATACTGAGTTAATCTGGGGTGGAGATAACTCTATAGATGAGTTGAATGATGGAGATGAGTCTGAATATGATTTCTTTTCCAATTTTACTTGTCCAAAATGTCAATCTTACGTTGAAGTCTTTCATCACAAAGAATATTTAAAATAATGTCCACATTAATTACAAATCTACCTTCCTATGAAGTATGGGTTAGAAAAGAATATTTAACCGACCATCAGAGTGGTCACGGTGAATTTGTCAAAGGAGTCTGGGTATCTGCTAAAAGTATACCTGGTCGTGCGTTTTATTTTGAAACTTATCTACCAGAATATGCTGCAATGTTTGATAAATTACCAATATCTGCGTTTCTTTCGTCTCCAGAGATACCAGATCCTGATATGACACTTCATAATCTGCAGTTTTGGAACTGTATGGATTATGGTGTAGTTGCAGTTCAGAAGCAATTTATCGGATCAATGCATTATGAGGTCTATACTCGTGACTTTGGTAATCAAACAGGCACTTATATCTGCACTTTAGACAATTATCATGAGAGTGTAGATGCAATTGACTACTCTACAAGTGAACAACCTGCTGAACATAAGTCTCATAACCTGTTAGAACTCGATAATGGACAGTTTTGTCTCTATCCAAACAACAGAATGAGGATTTATGACAACAGTATCACTCCTGAGACACCTAAGATTCCTGATTTTAAGGTTTCAACCGT